AATATCCTTCGCCGGGTTGGGATGTTTACCTCACGCGGCGAGGGCAGCGTGGTTGCAATCTCTGCCGGACAGATAGCGGAACTTGTCGCCGCAACATGCGGTCTGATATCGCCATACGAGGTTGACGCGGCCCACGTTTTGCACCGGGTTGGCCTTTTCGCCATGCGCGGTGAGGGCAGCGTGGTGGCAATCACCGCCGGGCAGATATCGGAATTTGTCGCCGCCACATGCGGGTTGATATCGCCCATCGAGGTAGACGCGGCCTTGCTGGCCTCAGATGCCTATGTTGGCGAATACCACCGCTCAAACAATCGCAGCACGGATGCGCCGTGGGATTGGCCTAAATCAAAGCGTGATCTTGAGATATTCGACGCGCAGACGACGAAGGCGCTCAAGGTGATAACGGGCGAATAGCCTAGACAGAAGGACGCGCACATGACCGACATCGCAGAGCTGGCGCTTCGAGTCGATAGCAGCCAAGCGAGAACCGCCACGCGCGATCTGGATAAATTTGGCAAGGAAGGCCGCAGTGCAGAAGGCGCGGCGACCAAGCTGGGCAAAACATCTAAGGCTGCATTTGGGGCTATGGCGCTTGCTGCAACAGCTGCCGTCGGTGCGGTGCTTTCGCTGGGCAAGGCCGTCAGCATTATCCGCGAGTTTGAGTCGTCAATGTCGCAGGTTGCGGCAATCACGCGGGCCAGCACTGCTGAACTTGAGGCACTGCGGGATGTAGCCAAAAACCTTGGCAGCACGACAGAATTCAGCGCGTCGCAGGCGGCGGACGGCCTCAAATTTCTGGGCATGGCCGGATTTAACGCGGCCGAATCTATCGCGGCTATTCCTGCGGTACTGGACCTCGCCACGGTGGCCGCACTGGACCTTGGGACTGCTGCTGATATTGCTTCCAACATTATGTCCGGCTTTGGCATAGAGGCCCAAGAGGCCGCGCGCGTTGCCGACGTATTGGCAGCGACATCCACGCGGGCAAATACGTCTGTCACCCAGCTTGGCGGCGCAATGGCAACGGTCGCGCCAATCTCGGCTGCAATGGGTATTAGCCTAGAGGATACAGCATCGGCAATCGGCATTATGTCCGACGCTGGCATTCAAGGCGAGCGGGCCGGTACTGCCCTGCGCGGTGTGCTGGCGTCCTTGGCTGGGCCAACTAAGCAGGCGAAGGATGTGCTCGCTGCGTATGGACTGACCGCCGCTGACGTTAATCCAGAGACTGTTGGCCTGTCCAAGGCAATGGAAGCGTTAGGTATGGCAGGCGTAAGCACCGCCGACGCGATGCAGATATTTGGGCGCGAGGCGGCGTCCGGCGCGCTTGTTCTGATCGACGCCGGGAATAAGATTGATACGTTCAGCGCCGCTATTGAAGCGGCGAGCGGCGCTGCTGCTGATGGCGCGGCGATATTCCGCGACAACCTTGGCGGTGATGCTTTGGCCGCTGCATCCGCTCTGGCCGGTCTGGCGATTGCTTTGGGCGAGGCCGGACTGACTGCCGTGCTTCGGACAGCACTGAAAATTGTCACAGGATTTACGCGCGGCCTTACCACACTGACAGAGGGTGTTTCAGGGTTCTTCACTGCGCACGATCCGGTAGCGCAGGCGGTTCTGAACGCGGCGACAGCCATGAACCAAGAAGCTCAGCAGGCGCTCCAGCTTTCAAACCGTCTGCTGGAAATGGGGGAAGTTTCTTACGATGTTTTGGGTTCGAAAATCGCCTTGGTCGAAACAACTTTGCGCGGCATTGAGGCTAACCGCCAAGAAGCTGTTTCTCTAGCTAAAACTTCTGAGGCATACAGGGACGCAGCCAACACCGCGCAGCAAGCAAACGATGTAATCAGAACTTACCAGTCTCTGGTGAGTTCTGGCATTGAATTGTCACCAGAAAATCTTGCAAGTTACAAAGATTGGATTGGCAAGCTGCAAGTGGCCGTTGCCACCCAGCAGGAAATAGTTGATGCGGCTGGCGGTATTGGCCCCGAGTACGACAAAGCCGTCGCAGAATTGGATATTCTCAAAGCTTATCTTGCAGATGCAGACGGCGCGACTGTTACGTTGGACGACAATACGGAAGATGTGTCCACTAACCTGAACACCGCATCTGGCGCGGCCAGTGGCCTCGCCAATGAAATGGGCCGGGCGGCCAGCGAAGCTCAAGCCTTTGTCGCCAATCTTGGGCGCGGTTCTGGCATAGCTGGATTGCGTGCGGAAGTTAGCGCTTTGTCTGGTGGCGGAAGCTCGCAAGAAGTAGCGGGTGCGAGGCGTGAGGCTGAAATAAGGTCTAGCCCAGAATTTCAATCCGCCATGCAGTCAACTCCCGGTTTTCGCGATGCTGCGCTGGATGGTTTGCAAAAAGAAATTGCGCTCGAAAAAGAGCGCGTCGGCCTGATGGAGCAGCGGTCCTCTCTGTTAACCACTATAAATGCAACCGGCGGTGGCGGCGGCAGTGGCGGTGGCGGCGGTGGCGCGGCATCCAGCGTCACCGAACTAACCGAAGCCGCCCGCGCGGCCCAATCCATCCTGAGCCAAGTCAACAGAGAAGCCACAACCTATGCGCAGGTGGTCAACGAGCTTAGTGCGGCGCTGAATGCGGGCAAGATAAGCCAAGACGCATTCAACGCTGCTGTGGATCTGGCCGACGAGAAATTCAACGAAGTTGACCGCGCGGCGCAAAACTTCGGCGACGGACTGTCTACTGTATTTGCCGACGCGCTAATGGGCGCTAATAGCCTGTCAGACGGGCTGGGCAGATTGCTCACTCAGCTTGGCAACGTGATGATAAACGACGCATTTGGCGCGATCTTCAGCGGCAACGGCAAAGGCGGTGGCAGCGTCTTGAGTGATTTTTTCGCCGGTTTCTTTGATGGCGGAGGGATGATCCCAAGCGGCCAGTTCGGTATCGCAGGCGAGCGTGGCCCCGAGTTCATTCAAGGCCCGGCGCGCGTCACCTCCCGAGCAGATACAGCCCGCATGATGGGCGGCGGCAATGTAGGCGGCAATGCGACCATTACCATCGTCGCGCCCGAGGGCTTCAGTGCCCAGCAGGAGGGGCAAATTCAAGGCATTGCAGTACGAGTGACCAGCCAGGGCCTTAGCAGTTATGACCGCTCAACCCTGCCCGGCAGCGTGAACCGCATCAACAGTGATCCACGGAGGCGCGGTTAAATGGCCTTGACCTATCCCCTTTCCCTTGCCGCCTTTCAGGATAAGACGAAAATCACTGTTGCTGAGTTCCGGATCAATAACCCGCGCCAGATGGGCCGGACGGCGGGCGGATCACAGCTATCGGCCTCGCTGGGCGATTCTGTTTGGCGCGGGTCGTTTGAAACACCTCCGACGAATGTCCGGGCTGACGCTGGGGCGCTCGACGCGCTGCTATCCGTTCTGGATCGGGCCGGATCTAGCTTTTTGGTCTACGATCCATCCAAGCCATATCCCGCCGATGATCTGACCGGCTCAATCACAGGCAGCGCGACGGTCACTATCAGGTCACTCAGTTCCACTGATGCCCGCGTAATGGCCCTGAATGGCCTGCCCAATGGGTTCAGCCTGCGCGCAGGTGATCTGATCGGTTGGACTTATGGCAGCAGCCCGACGCGCTACGCGTTGCATCGTCTTGTTGAGGATGCGTCGGGCACTGACACGTTTGAAGTCACCCCGTTCATTCAGCCCGGCGCAAGCGCTGGTGCGGCGGTCACATTGATAAAACCGCCGATGAAGGCTGTGCTGCTGCCAGACCCCGGCTTTGGATCGCACAGGGCCGTCATATCGAGCGGCAAGCAGTTCTCATTCGTCCAGACCTTGAGGTGATCAATGCGTGACTACGGCACAGCGGTAGAGGCTCACCTCGCCGCAACTTCAGGCGTGCAAATCCGCCATCTCGTCTGGATCAGAGCGCGCAATCGCAGCAGCGGGGCGATTGAAGCGGTCGGGTTCTGGAATGGGCTGGATGCGCGCAGCTTTACTATCGGCGGCGCGTCTCGCACGTACACCGGCGCTGGCACGCTTTTAGGCATTGCACCGATCACGGGCGAGGTCGGGCTGCAGGTTCGGATGCAGCAAGTGAGCCTGTCCGGCATACCGCCAGAGGTGATCCAGCTTATTCACGGATACGACGCGCGCCTCGCCCCTATCGAGGTCCACCGGGTTTTCTTTGATCCCGAAAAGGGCGTGCTGATCGGCGATCCGGTGCGCGTGATGAAGGGCTGGGTGGACGAAATGCCAGTGCCGACGCCAGCCGAGGGCGGAACCGATAGCGTCATGCTGACAGTCGCTTCCGCGTCCCGTGCGCTGACCAAAACGCTGACGATCAAAAAATCAGACGAGGCGCAGCGCCGCATAAGCGCGACCGACCGGGGCAGGGAATATGCGTCCATCTCCGGGGCAGTTGGTGTTTTCTGGGGCGTGAAAAACGCCAGAGCAGTCGCCCCTGCGACCGTCGTCACGCAAGAAGCGCTCGGCCTCAATACGGACGGTAAATAATATGACGCGTGTGGAAAAGCTGAACGCTTATTTTGAGGCTGTGCGCGCGCGGCGGTTTGCGCCCGGTTCGCATGACTGCGCACTTTACGTTGCCGGGTGGGTCCGCGTGGCGACGGGCATTGACCACGCGCAGCAATGGCGCGGGCGGTACACCAGCCTGAGCGACGGCGATGAAATGCTGAAATCTGAGGGCTTTGAAAGCCACATCGAGCTTGCCGCATCAATCCTGACCGAGATTGCACCAGCCCTTGCGCAGATTGGTGACTTGGCCGTGGTCGAAGGCCGCGCGCTTGGCATTGTTGCCGCTGACAGCGTGTTTGTGCTACGTCCTGACGGGCTGGCTCATGTGTCGCGCCTAAAGGCTGAAAGGGCATTTACGGTATGATCATGTTTTTCGCGATCCTCGTTGCCTTTATCGTTGCGCCGGGGCTGGCCCATGCTGATCCTATAACGGCGGCAATTGCCACGGTTGTTGGTAATGCCTTTGCCGTGAGTGCCGCTACTGCCCTAGCGGTTGCAACCTTTGTCACGAATTTCGTTATTGGCACTGCCCTTTCGCTCGTCGGTCAACTGTTCGCAAAGAAGCCCAAAGGCATCAAGCCCACTGGCATCCAGACGGAGCAGACAACGGCTGGCGACACCACCCCGCAGAAATTCATCGTCGGCACGTACGCGGCTGAGGGTCACGCTGTCGCGCCTGCTTATTCGCGCGGAGCCGACAACAACATCCTGACCTACATCATCGAAGTGTCGAATATACCGATCGAAGGGCTGACAGGCCGTGTCATTATCGACGGCCAGTATACCGATCTGACTGAGGGCTCGGATGATGCGTCGCGGCTTGATTTTGCTGATCTGGGCTTTGACGAGGCAGGCAACCCGCGCGGCTGGCTTTGGTTCTTCGACGGCACGCAGACAACGGCATTCTCGCAGCTTGTCACCAACTACGGGTCGCACCCTGACCGGCCGTGGACAAACGATCATATTCTAGAAGGCACGGCGTTCGCGGTTTTGGAATTCCCGCTTAACCGCGAGATCTACACCGGCCTGCCTAGCGTTCGGTTCGAGGCCGAGGGCATCAGCCTGTACGACCCGCGCAAAGACACCAGTGTGGGCGGATCTGGCGCGCACCGCTGGGCCACGCCTTCGACTTGGGAATACAGCGGCAACCCGCAGGTGATCAATTACAACATCCTGCGCGGCATCACACTGCCTAGCGGCGATATCTACGGCGGCCAAGTGCTTGCCGAGGATCTGCCGCTGGATAACTGGTTCGCGGCCATGAATGAGTGCGACGTGCTGATCGGTGATCGCAAGCAGTACGTCGCAGGATTTGAAATCAACACCGGTGCAATGGAGCCGGTCGAAGTCATCGAGGAGATGAACCGCTCCAGCTTTGCGCAGATCAGCGAATTTGGCGGTGTGTTTCGGGTGCGCGTTGGTGCGCCTGCGTCGCCCGTAATGAGCCTGACCGATGATGATTTTATGATCACCGAACCGGCCAGCTATGACCCATTCCCCGGCCTGCAAAATACGTTCAATGCGATCACTGGCACCTATGTTGAGCCAGCCGACGTGTGGGAAGGCCGCAGCGCCGACGCGATATTGAATGCGACGTGGGAAACTGACGATGGGGGCCGCCGCCTGACCGTCGATGTGGGTCTGCCTGCGGTCAGCAGTAAGAGCCAAGCGCAGCAGCTTCTCACGGCATATATCAAGGACCAGCGGCGATTCCGTGTTCATCGCATGGTCTTGCCGCCGTCTTTCGCCCTACTGGAGCCGCTGGATACGATATCTTGGACCAGCACGGCGAATGGCTACACGTCGAAGGTGTTTGAAATCACGGCAGTCGAGGACCGCCCGAACACGCTCAATCAATTTGTCACGGTGCGCGAGCGCGAGGCGGGCGATGTCGCATGGGACACTGACGACGATGTGGCCGCGCCCGACCCGACAAACGGCCTGACCATCCCCGCGCGGATCGTGCCGACGCTCACGGTCACCGCGTTTAACATCGAGGATGGCGACGGCACGGCCCGCCGCCCTGCGATCAAGATCGAATGGCCTGCCGATGAAGCGCTCAGTGCTGATCTGCTGAAGTACGAGGTCAGGTTGGCGGGCGATACGGTCAACCTTGTCACCTCCGGCACTGTAGGCGCGCGCGATGGCCAGACGGTTACGACTGACGGTTTGGTGCCTGATGAAATTTACGAAGTGCGCGCGCGCTATGTGACGGACATGCCCGCGGATTGGACGGCTTGGATCGCTGTGACAACTGGCGATGTGAGGCTCACAGCTAAGGACATTGTGGACGCCTACAACTTCCGCGTCGATCAGGCGTTTGAGCGTCACGATCAGGCGCTCGAAACGCTCACGAGCGGCAGTGTCTTTCAGCTTCTCAACGACACTCGGATCACAGACGCGATACTAGCCGCGCAGAATGTGACCGGAGCCGCCCTGACGGTTATCTCGCGGGAGTTCACCGAAACCACAAATGCGACCATTACGAATGATTACTACACTTCGGCTGATACCGACGGAGCCATAGCGGGGCAGCTCACTACATTCCAAGCAGAACTAGAAGATCCCAACGGCACATCACTTGGCGCAACATTGGTGCAAAGCTATCGGACGGAAGTTGATACCGACAGCGCCATATCTACGGCGGTGCAGACGCTAAAGGCGACGATTGAAAACCCCGACGGCACTTCACTTGGCGCGACCGTGGCCGATGTACAGGCCGTCAAGGTTGACGCAGACGGGGCGGTCGCGGCTGTTGAGACTGAGATAAGTGCCAAGTATGGATCACTGACCGCGCTCGCGACGGCTACGGCATTCGCAGAAGCCACCATAGACGGCATTGAGGCTGGCTATGTCTTTGAGTTGAACAACTCGAATATTCTTGAGCTTGTGAGCGTTCAGGATGGAGTAGGCGGCACCCCAGTCAGCACTGCCCGAATTTCAGCGGACTATGTGCAAATCACTGGCCTGACCCAAATCAATCAGGCTGTGATTGACAATCTCGCGGCGGATACAGGTTTTATATCAAACCTGACTGTTGATACGCTCAACATTGCCGGTAATTCAGTGACTTTTGCGGACTTTTCCTCTGGCTCAACCAAGACTGGCACTGGCTCCGATGTGTTTATGGGGAATGTCGATATCCGTGTTCCCGGCGACACGACAGCTGATATTTTTGTCTCGGTAAATTTTGAGCAGGGGTATACTTCCGGGGCGCAAGATTGGGGCTTTAAGATCGAAGGTGGGTTTGGGTTTACTCCTACGCTTTTTAAGGAACGCTATGGAATGACAGCAATTTCTGATTACCCGAATGTTACATATTTTAAGCTCAATTTAACCAACCCTCTTTCAACGGCCAATTTTTACAGGATAGATGTTTATTGGAGAGGGGAAAATGGCAACGTTACATGCCGCGCAGATATATCAGCATTCGGGAGGTTCCGCTAATGCCGTCTGTCACTTATGAAATTGCGACTGGTGAAATTGTGTGCGTTTGCCATGCCCCGTATGACCCTGCCATGACTGCCCCAAGAGGGTACGCAGTCGCTAAATGCAAGGTGGTAATTGATGCGGAATCGCATCGCGTATCAGCCAATGGCCGGATCATTAAAAAACGCAGCAAAGATATTGATGCTCAGGAAATGGCAAAAGCCAAACGTCAAATGCGATCAAAGCGCGCGGCGCTTCTGACGCAATCGGACTGGACGCAAATGCCCGACGCCCCCGTCGATCAAGTGGCGTGGCGCGAGTATCGGCAAGCCCTGCGCGATCTGCCTGCCAACACCCCAGACCCACGCAACATTGATTGGCCGGAGGCCCCCAAATGACAGTTCTATCTGATCGCGTAGACGTTCTTGAGGCGACAAACGCCACGCTTGTGACTATCCTCAACGGACTCAGAGGCACGCTGCAATCTGCAGTGGATGCAGGGCAGGGGCCGCAGGGTTGGTCGCCTGAGTTGACTGTGCAATCCGATGGGGCGCGCCGGGTTCTACAGATCACCGATTGGACGGGCGGTGGGACAGGCGCGACCAAGCCTGACGTTGATGACTACATCGGGGCAAGTGGCCTTGAGGCTCTTATTGCGGACGCCATTGATATCCGGGGTGCAGCAGGCGCGGACGGCGCAGATGGCGCAGATGGCGACGGATGGACCGGAGCCACTTACAATGCCGGAACCGGTGTGCTCACGTTCGCCTCTGCGGATGGGCTGGGCTTTGTAACAGGCGACATTCGCGGGCCGCAGGGCGACGCGGGGGCCGACGGAACAGACGGGACAGACGGCGACGGCTTCACCGGCGGGACGTACAACAGCGGCACAGGCGTCATTACCTTCGCGAGCGCAGACGGTCTAGGCTTTGCGACAGGCGATCTGCGCGGCGCCGATGGTGCGGACGGTGCCGACGGTGCCGACGGTGCCGACAGTACTGTTCAAGGGCCACAGGGCGATACGGGTCCGCAGGGCGTGCAAGGTGATAGCGCATACGAGCGAGCCGTAGCCGGTGGTTTTGTCGGCACAGAAGCAGCTTGGCTCACGAGCCTAGAAGGGCCGGAAGGCGCGCAAGGCGACACTGGACCACAGGGTATTCAGGGCGTCCAAGGTGATCCCGGCGTTGACGGTGAGGATAGCACTGTTCCCGGCCCACAAGGCCCACAAGGCCCACAAGGCCCAAAAGGCGATACTGGCGATATCGGGACTGCAGGGTCGGTCACGCTTACCGGCGGCGTTGACAGCGATGCGCAGGCACTCGGCACGATCTCAAGCGGGACTGTGACGCCGGAAGTAGACGACACTGGCGAGGAAAACTTCAAGACCCTCACTGCAAACGGTGCGTTTACGCTCGCGCCTCCTAGCACGTCCTCAAGCTGCGCCATCATCATCACAGTCACCAACGGGGCCAGCGCCGGGACGATCACAACCAGCGGTTTTGATCTGGTAGACGGGGACGACTACGCGACGACGGATGCTGCAGTGTTCAATTTTTCGATTATCAAGAACGGCGGCCAGTCGGTCCTGACAATTAAGGCGCTGACGTAATGCTGATTCCCTTTGCCGATACAACAGTTTTTGCTACCGTGCCAACGCTTGTGGCGGGCAGATCAGGCGACTACGAAGGGTATATCGACTCTGACTATGCATCTGTAAGTGGCCTTTCAACTTGTGGTTCGCTTGGCAACACGTCTGCCCCCGGTGGTGGCGTAGTTGGGGCAGTTTTTAGTCTCATTGTGTTCGTAGGGTATGCCATTAACCGTGTTGTCGTTACTGACGACAACACCGGACTATCCACAATATCCATAGACGCCGTCAGCTACACCTTGACCTACTCCCATACGACGAACGGCTACGACGCCTATAACTTCAGCGATGGCACGCAGCGCATCTTCGACGGCAACACTTACACGATTGGATTTACCTGATGTTCTACAATCCAAACACCAGCACGCTCTACCGCACAGGCCGCGAGGCACGGCGCGAAGGGATGAACGCGGAAAACTGTGAAGCGCAGGGGTTCTTTGTTCCAACGACAGCAGCCAAGCCGGACCTCGCGCCAAACCAAAGCGCAACCCTGGATGCCGTGCCAACGCTGACCGGTGCTGGTTACGTCTTTGCGTGGACCGTCACAACGACAACCCCAACCGTGGCCCACGTTAGGGCCGAAGCAGCGCGCCGGATCTTGGCAATCGCACCAGAATGGAAGCAACGAAACCTGACGGCTCAAGCGGCAATTCTGGCGGAAAAGGGCCGCGACAACTGGACTGCAGCCGAAGAGGCGGCGTGGGCTGCGGGCTCTGCAATATGGGCCAGCGTTGCTGTTATCCGCACCGCGTCCGATGTAATCGAGGCGCTTGACCCGATCCCGAACGATTACTGGCTCGACAGCCACTGGACGGCCTGACCCATGCCGGGGTTTGGCCCTCTAGCATCCGCTGCGATTGCTGATGAAGTGAATACGTTGTTTCTTAGCATTGATGGTCAATTGGACCTAGCTTCTACTCCAGAGCAATACGCTGCAATTGTCGATGCCGCTGTCCAATATCATTCGCTGCATCGAAAAAAGCCCCGAAGCTCAGGGATAACACATGCCAACATTTGCCTTTTATATCGCGCCGGGCGACTGGCGCGACCGGATCATCCGTGCCGCGACGGGACACCCCGAGAGCCATGTCGAGTATCTGACCGCTGGCCCGGTCAAGGCCGCGAATGTGACCGTCAGTGCATCCAAGCGCGACGGCCACAAAGTCCGCTGCAAAATCATGGAGTGGACGCCTGGGCATTGGGAATTTGTCGAGGTGCCGGGCCACGCTGGAAAAATACACAAGCGGATCATCCCCGAAGTCGGCAAGCGGTATGACACGCTTGGCGCACTGCTTTGCTGGACGCCGATCAATCTGCAAATGCGCCAAGCGTGGTTTTGCAGCGAATTAATGGCCTACGCAATGGGGCTGCCAGATCCGCACCACTACACACCGGGCAGCTTTCGGGCGGCCCTTATGGATATGGGCGGCAATGAAATTTAAGGGGCCGATATGGATGTTTTAAGGGAGTTCTGGACCCTGTTCGCGGTCGCTGTTTCCGTGGTGGTTTGGCTGGTTCGATTGGAGGCGCGCGGGGTTTCAAACGCCGCTGAAATCAAGCGCCTCTGGACGCAGCGCAGAGAGGACATGGAAGCCGCGAAAGAAAGTCGAGACCGCATGGATCGCAGGCTTGATGAAATTGGGTCGGACATAAAGACGCTGCTAAGGGGAATGGCAAAGTGACCAAGATATACGCAAACTGGAAAGACTACCCCATGAGCGAATGGCGCTGGCCCTCGTTCAGCCCGCAGGAGATTGCGTGCCGGGGGACTGGCAAGCTGATGGTTGTGCCGGATGCGCTGGACAAGCTGCAAGCGCTGCGTGACCTCGTGGGCAAACCCATGATCGTCAATAGCGGGTATCGCTCACCAGAACATAACCGCGCAGTCGGTGGGGCGAAGAACAGCATGCACATGAAAGGCATCGCATTTGACGTGCGGATGGATAATCACAACCCGGCGGAATACA